CCGGTCAGGGTTGGCCGCGAGGTTGAAACCCGGCTTACCGGCCTTGTAACCCGCGTAGAGGCGTTCCTGCTCGCTTCGGGGCCGCCCAGCGGACTCGATGCGCAGATGGGCGCGGAGGACGTCAGAACGCCTGTACGCGCGGCTCAGACGAAAAGCCAGAAGCGGTTCGATCAGCTGAACGTTCTCGTCGCCGTCGTCTTTGAACTGTTCAAGATAGTCGAGGTCGTGCTGATAGCCCGCGTAGGTCATTAGGAGGCGGGTTCCTGGGCTGCGAGGAACGCCTGCCAGTCGGCCAGCACGTCGACGGTCCATGTCGCAGCTGCGACATCCTGGACGCGTTGCCCCTCCCCAGATGTGTCATCACCTGGGGCCAGCACGTGCCGTTGAAACGTGCGGGAGAGTTCAATGCCGTCCTCGTCGATGATCGTTGCGGTGCGGATCTGGAGATGTCCCATCTCCAGCACCTCGATGCGGTCGGTTTTTGTTGATTTGGTGAGGGCCACCTCAACCTCCTTAGGCGGTTGTCGCGTATGTGATCGTGAACTGAAACTCGCTGGAAGCCTGGATGACGCCGCCCTGCATGATTGAATTCCCGTCGGTCATGTACAAATAGGCCTGGGTGGTGTTCTGGCCGGCGGTGAGCGACAAGCCGCCGGCACCGGACGAGACGCTGAACATGTAACCGGACCCGACAGGCTCGTACGGCTCGTCGGCTTTCACGATAAATGGTAAACCCGTCATGCGAACGCTGCCAGACGGCGACGAGATCGACTGGACGAACACGCGCGCACCTACGGTAACCATGCGGCCGATCTTCGTATAGCCCGCGTCGTCCGGATGCACCGTGATCGAGCCTCCCCCCGCCGGGGTTAGGCCGATCTCGCAGGTTCCGATCTCGTAATCGCCTAAGGTATTTGCCTCGCTGGGTGCAAGATTGTCGAGTTTGAGGCCACCGCCCGAGGTGGTCAACTGCAGCGTCGTTCCGTCGTATGTGGCGCTCGATTCGGACACAATCGACGAGGAACTCCCGAACGTGCCGAGGCCGTTCGCGGTCGACCCGGACCAGGCGATACCGCCGCCCACTTCTTCCCATGCCGACCCGTTATACAGATAAACCTTGTTGGTGTCTTTCAGGTACGACACCTGCCCCTCCGCGGGCGAGCTGATCGCCGACGAGCGTGCCGACGCGTCGTTGTGGACGGTCACGACCTGATCCATAAGATAATTTTGGACGTCCGCGGTGGCGGTTAGAACCGCGCCGGCGCTGAACGTTTTGTAGCCGCTGGGTGCCATCGTTTCTCCTATGGGGCGAGTTTGTTCGCGTCGAGTAGGCCGTCGATTTCAGAATCCAATATAAAGAACTGGGATGCGCCGCTACCGCTCGTCGTGACGCGCATCGTCCAATCTGCGGGTGTGATGTCATGCCGGACGCCTTCACAACGGACGACTTCCAACAGGTCGGTGCTTGCGCCGGCTGGTCGGAACCGCACCGAGAAGCCGTCCCACACGCCCATTTTGACGACCTTTTCGGCTTGTGCTTCGGTCATGGCGCGTGGCTTGCATTCCATTGACGAGATTCTGAGCGCCGGCGTCGAATGGAGGGCGACGAAGTTCGTGCAGGCTTCGAGAACGTCGGCGTCGTTCAGGTTCAATAGGTTGCGGCGCACAATGGTTCGTATCCCGTAGGCGGGCGACCCGACGACGTTCTCCAGATATGTCTTGTCGTTGCCGGTCGACCCGGCGTAGATGCCGCGCGTAAAGAGCAATTCGGCACCGAACTGGGTGACCACACTGGTAAAGGGCGGCGTGTTGGTCGTGACCGGCGACTGGCCGAACGTCAAACCGGTCGCCGATGATGACGCGTACCGTTTCTTGTAGGTCAGGACGTTGCCGCGGTTCGCGGCCGTCGCCGCAGCCGCAGCCGGTATCCCGTGCCGGCAGTAGATGGCACCGTCCTCGGACTGTGCGAGGCGCGCCAGATACGTCGACGTTTGCAACCTGGCGACCGTTTCGGCGGCCATCGTGATGGTCGAGGTGTCTACCGCGCGGTCCAGCGGCGACGATTCGTTCGGGTAGGCAACCTGCGCGTTGTCCAGCACGGCGGTAAAGCGCGCCGAACCGACCTGCTCGACGAACGTCGCGTTACCGGTCACGCCGTTGATGTTGTCCACCAGCTCAGTGCGGGCCAACGTAGACAGGCCGTCGGACGCTTTCACGATGAGAGTCGACTGTGTCTTATCCGGGAAATGGACGTCGACGTCGTCACAGAGGCCGCGAAACAGCGGCGTCGAGTTGCTAGCCGAGTTGAAGTTCACGGCGACGCGCACTTCGGCGTTTATCCATTGGGCGTCCGAGTAGGTGCCGCCGCCCAGCGGCGTATATTTCGCGTCGTCATTGTTCAGGGCGATGCGGCACGTCCCAGCCGTGAAAGAGTCGAGGACGCGTTGGCGGCCCACGTTGATGTTGATGGCGCGAACGTCCGACGTCACGTCCCGTAACGACGCGCCGAGGATGATTTGGACGGTGAACGTGGGCGAGGCCATCGGCTAGTTGGCGCCCTGCTGCCAGTGCGGCGGTAGCGGGCCGTTGCCGTCGACGTATTTACCGATCGCGTCGACCACTTCCTGACCCGATACCGCTGGGGCGATGATGGTTACGTTCGGTGGACCTTGCCCGATCATCTGCTGGGCGCCGGGGGTGCCGAGCCACTTCAGGATTTCGGCGTCGGTCGGGCCGGCAGCAGCGCCGGCGCCAGCAGCGCCGGCGGCTCCTGCCCCCATAAGCGGGCCTGCCCCCATTTCGCCTGCTGGTGCGACGAGACCGCCGCCAACCGCTGCAACCGCGACGGGGACGGGCACGGCGGCGAGGGCGGCTTCTACAGCTGCTGCGACTGCGTTCGACTCGATAGCGTCGATCTCGGCTTGGCTCAGACCTGGGAACGGTTCGGTCGCGATGTCGGCTTTTGCGGCGGCCGCTGCTGCTTCCACATCGGCGGCGAGGTTTTCGAGGTGGGACACAATGTTCGTGATGTTCGTCGCGGAGGTGCCGGCGGCTTCTTCGGGGCGACCGGCGGCGCGGCGACCGCGACCCTCCAGGCCAGCATCCACAAAAGCCTTGTTCAGCGCCGCTTCTGCTTCAGCTGACGTCAGCGTGTCATCTATGCCGAAAATAAAGTTCCACGCCCAAGTCGCGCCGGCGCCGGCCGCTCCGGTTATCAGGTCCGGCATCGCCGACTGGATGGCCTTGCCGATCGGGTTTATGAATAGATCCGTACCTGTTCCAAAACCGGCGAGAACCGCCTTGAAAAACTCTGATGTTACGGCTTCAGCAGCCAGCTGGCCGAACTCTGCCCACCCGGGATCTTCAAAAAACTCGCGTAGCGACGGCATCACTTTTTCGTTCAGGAATGCAACCATCGTCGTGAACGCCGGCAGGAGCGCCTCGCCGATCTGTGTCTGGATTTTGTCCCATTCGCCGGCAAGAAGCTTCGACTGGTTCGTGGCCGAATCGGCGGTGCGTTCAAAATCGCCCATCTGGACGGTCGTCTGCTCCAGGATCACCGCGTAAGCGGCCAGGGCTTTCTGCTGCGGCGTCAGCGCTTCCTTCGTGCTGGTAATGATCCCCTGTTCGAGCGCCTTGGCTTTCAGGGTGGCAGCGTCTAGAAGCACACCGAACCGGCGCAACGGTTCAGCCTCGCCGCGGAGGCCGGCCTGAATCGCTGTCAGCGTTTCCTCGACAGACGCGTCATTGAACGACGACATGTCGCCGGCGAGGCCGACCAGCGTCGTCGCCATTTCGGCAGAATCGGTGGCGGTCATCCCCATCGCGGTGCCGAGCGTCCCGATCACGCCGGTGGCTTCCAGGGCGGCGCGTTCGGTGACGCCGAAACTATGCAGCGACGTTTCCGCAAACGCTTCGATCGCTTTCGACGATTCACCAAAAACGACGCGGTTCTTGCTTAGCGATTCCTCCATCGACGCGGCTTTGTCGATCATCGGTTTCAGCGCCGCCGCCGCACCGATGGCGACACCGGCAAGCGCGCCGAACCCGATGCCGGCCATACGCGTCGCCTTCATCAGCTTGTCGCTCATCAACGACGAACCCTTGGCAACCCGCTTAAACGACTTGTCGAGGTTCGAGGTGCGGCCAACAAAGTTGACGGTGAGGGTCCTGGTCGGGGATGCCATTACCTCGCCACCTTCCTCAGTGCTTTTTCGATGTTGTCGGTGTATTCCCGCTTGATGAACCCGTGCAGGCGCCTGATCGTCGGAAACAGCACATAGCCGCCGCGCCGCGACATCGGGAACTGCAACGTCGTTTTCTGGTTGCGGCCGCCGAACTCGGCGCCCATCACGAACTCGCCGGCCGACGGTCGGTTTTTACGCCTCGACACCGCCGCTTTCCTCGCGCCACCTATCTTCACTTTCGGCACGGTGCCCTGAACGGCCCGCAACGACGGCACGATCGTTTCGTACTGCTGCGCCGACCAGATGATCCGCGCACGCTGTTTCATCTCCACAGCGACCTTTTCGGCGATCGCCTTGTTCCCCTTCCCGATTTCCTTTTTTGTTTCGCTGGGCGCGAACCGGAGTTGCCGCAGGAAATCGTCCATGCCGTACATCTCGACAGCGACCATCGTCCGGTTTGTGCGCGTGTCGATCCGTCTAGCCATCAGCGCCGCTTGCTCGCTTTCTCCTGCTCGTCAGCTTGGTACTCGAGTACCCGGTATAGGGCGCTCAGTACTTCCGGTGGGCATTCGATCAGCTGCATGGGGCCGATACCCGTCCTGATCGCCAACGCGGCGACCTGGACGGTCAGGGCGTCCCATCCAAAGGGACCGCGTCGTCCTCGTCGCCGACCGCTTCGATGTCGTCCAGCAGGTCGAGCCACGTATCGAACGGCTTTACGGCTGGGCCGTTGCCGGCCTGGGCCTCCTGCCATGCGGCACGATGCGCCAGCCACGCGAGATGCTCGACGCGGACCTCCGACATGGCCTTGCCGATCCCCAGCGACCAGTGACGCTCGAAAGCGACTATGGCTGCCGGTCCGGCGACCAGGAGCCGTTCGGCGCCGTCGTGGACGATCCGCAGGCTGATCTTCATACTGTTTTTCATGATGCCCCTCTGTTCGGGTTATGACGTTGCGCGGGTAATGGCGCCCGTTACGGGCCAGGAACAGCTCAGCGTCGACAGCGCCCCTACCTCGGCCGACATGGGCGTGTATTGGGTGACGAGCACACTGCCGGCGTAAGAGGGGTTGGTGGCGCTGACCGAGGCGCCGGTCGCTTTGAAAACGAACGCGGTCGTGGTTCCGACGAGGCCGTTCAGCGTGGCGTCGACCTCGCTGGCGGCATAGTCCTGATTAAACGAGACATTCAAAGTCGCGTCGCCGAGGCCCGCGATACGCGTGCGGACTGTGTCGCCGAACGCTGTGGTCTCGACGTCGTCGTAGTTGATTTCCAACGACGCGCTCGTCATGTGGTCGCTCAAATCGACCGAGTTAAGTGTGAGAACAGCCGCAGCGCCCCCGATTAGTTCAGCCATTGTTTAGCCCTCCTCTGGGCGCTTGCCGGCGGTCAGGTGACCGCCGTCGATGAGTTGCTGGGCCTGTTCGTCCGGCATGTCAGACGAGAACGTTTCCCCAGGTTCGTGACCGGCGACGGCATGATTACCGACGACGGTGTATTCGTGCTTCTTCTTAGGCATTACGCGTAAACCTCCACGCTGTACTCGCACCCCAGAAAAGGGGTGTCGTTGATGTCGACCAGGCCGTACGTGTCCGCGGACACGACCTGGCATGTGGAACAGGCGCCGCCGAGCGTTACGTCGCCCTCGATGATGGTCTGGATTGAACCGGAACCCGACAGGAACCCGTCTAGGAGCGTCTGGTTGGCTTCCTCGTCGAAACGCTGCGCCAACACGAGAATCTTGAACGTGAACCGCTCCAGGCCGTTGCCGAACGCCTGGTGGTATTCGGCGACCGGGGAACCGGGTTGCACTATCGCGGCCGGCACTGAAACGGTGTCCGGTACCGTCGCGGCGACCTGAATGAACGTCGAGCTGGTCGCCAACCGGGTTTTTAGGCCGGACCGTATGGCCGCATAGTCGGCCATCAGGCGATGCCGGGGCGCCGGTAGTCCATCAGCAGGTGCGCGATGTCGGGATCGGACCGCGAGATCCGAACCGGCCCGAAGTCGCCCACACCGATTACGCCCATAGGGCTTGCCTTGCGGCCATAGAGGCGGCTGGAGTACATCAGGGCGGCTTGTTTGACGGCGTTTGGTACTGCCGGCCATCCCCATTTAGCGGTGATTTCGACCGACGCGAGGCCGTCGCCGTACACCGGGAACAGGTAGTCGCCGACCGCCCGCAAATTGAACGCGGCGCGGCTTTTGGCGAGGCTGTTCAACGGTTCGACCTGATAATCGGAACTCGTCCACGTGGTGTCGAACGTGCCGTCGCCGCTCGTGTCCGTCTTCAGAATTAGACCGGTCAGGGTGCTGATGTCGTCGGTGACCGCGAGGTACGGCTGCGCCCGGTACGTCCTGGCCGACGCGGCGCCCGCGACGGTGAACACGCGGCCGCACAGGTCGTCGATCGCTTCCTCGGCGGCGTTGATCGCCAGATTCAGGAAGTCGTCGTCGGTCGACCCGGTGATCCCCAGCGCCGATTTCAGCTCGGACAGGGCGACGTAGTTGCCCATCGGCTATTTCTTCGCGGCGGGCTTCTTCGCCGGTGCTTTCGCGGCTGGTTTCTTCGCTGGTGCCGGTTCCGGCTTTTGGATGCGGGACGGCGCCTGCTTCTCCCAAAGTGTTGACATGAGTTTTCCCTTCTGGTGGCGGGTTCCCCCCTGGCGGCCGCGGGATGGGCCGCCAGAGGGTCGCCCTTGCTCGCGCTAGAGGGGCTAGACGCGGAGCCTGGGGTGGGAAGGACTACTAGAAGGTTGGCGTGACCAAACCGGTGCCCATGACCTGGGAAATCGCTTCTGGAGCGCGCCCAAACACCGCCGCAGCGTACTGAAAGGCCACAATTTTGACGGTCAGTTGGCCGCCGAGCGTCTGATCCATGCGGACCATGCTCGGTGCCCCAGCGGACTCAAACAGCAGCATGTCCTCGCGGCGCACAACGAAGATCGAATCCTCGTTTGATCCGGCACCGGTGTTCGTCTTGATGTTCGCGTCCACGACGACCGGGATGCCGGCGATCTGGAGGCCCGTCAGGCCGTAGCCGGCTGCTGGGCCAACGCCCATCGTGTTCTGCGGCACGTTCGCCACAGGCAACACCAATGGGCGGTCGTTGCCATCGACGGCTGCTTGGAAAAAAGCGGCTCGACGAGGGTGCATCACAATCAGATTTGGGCCAGCGAAGCGGCCGCTGTTGATCTGCTGGATGGCGTCCAGGATCTTCGGGTAAAGCAACGCCACCGTCGGCGAACCCGATGTGAATACGACATCGTTTTTGCCGGTGATGTTGTTCAAGCCGAGCAGGGCGCCGGAAGTGCCGTCGCCGTACAGGCAGCCGAGGTCGAGCGCCGTCGCAATAGCGGACGACAGGTCGGCCATGATGATCGCGTCGACTCCGGTGCCGCGGTCCAGAGCCTGCCGGCTGACGTCCTGCTGGCCGGCAATCGTGCGGATGTCAACCGTCAACAGGGTGTCGTCGATGTCCTGCTCGGATACGGCGCTGTTCTCGGTGGCCTGGACGGCTGCCGTGGAACCCGTTGTGACGCGGCTGATGTTTATGGACATCCCATCCGCAGGAAGTGGCAGCGACGTGCAGAGGTTGGCGAATGGCCGCCCTGCGCGTGCCAGCTCCTCGGCGAGAGCCGTCAGGTACTGCGGGACGACCAATCCGGCGAAACTGGCGGTCGAAGAATCGCGGTACTCGACGTCCATCTCGGACGAGTGGCGGGCGATGCGCCCCTGGGCTGCTACGTCGTGGTGAAACTGCGACGCGTACAGGTCGCGGAAAAACGACGTCTTGGACCGTTCGGTGTACGTCAGCGGCTCTTCGCCGACACGAACCTCGGTGGCCTTTTCGGCGTCGTCCTGGGTCGGTGTGACCTCGGCGCGCATCTTCGCGGCCTCAGCGTTCGCGAGCTGGATGTCGCGTAGCTCGCTGATGCGGGCGTCGAGGCTGTCAGCGCGGGCGTGGAGGTCGGACAGGTTTTCGGTTTCGCTGTCGGACAGGTCGCGGGTTTCTTCGGCGGCGGCGTCACAGACGGCGGCCATAGCCGTACCGATCTCTGCACGCTCGTCGACCAGCTGGTCGAGCAGTTTCATGGGGATTACTCCTGGTGGGTCGTGGGTCGTGGTACCGGGTGTTCCCAGGTGCCGGCACGACCGGCGGCGCAGGAGCGGCGCAGTACGGGAATCATGCCACACGGGTGCGACATTGGGAAGGATGGTTAGAAATATCTTGTCTAAAGAGTTGACATGAGCCGCTAGTGCTGTCATAATAAATGACATGGACACGACGAGCAGCCACAAG